ACCGTATAATATCAAGAAAGGCGTTTAGCGGAGGTATACCAAAGGCGTGGATAAAATCGTTTAACGAAGTATTGAACGCTCCTACTTGGAACTTTGCCGACCGAGTTGTTTACGATGATGTCCAATATGTACACGGAGAAGGAGGAACTGCAAGAACTAAGTGCCGAGCAGATATGCAAAGCACGGTTCAAGGACACCTCCACACGCAATGCTATACAGAGTGGTACGTTGGTCAGAATTTTAAAGTGTTTGGCACTCAGATAGGCTGCGGAATTGATAATGACAAGTACGCTTTTGCCTACGCTAAACGAGGTAAGAAACCAGCTATCGGCTGCGCGGTTGTAATAGGCGGCAAGACAGTAATAAATGAACTGATGAACTTATGATAATCTTTCTTTTAACGATTTCGCTTTGCATTCTTTTGCTAATTGTTGCCATACTTTTATACATCGGCTACAAGATTCGGCAATTCGAGGACACTCAGGAGGTAATCTTCGATGCTGCTGTTAATGCAGAAGAGATGTACAAGGAAATTGAGATGAACCAAGAGGCGATAATGAACGCCCATTTCAAGCAGAATTGAGTTCAAACTGAAAAATAATTCACTTTTTTTGCCCTAAATGTTGTGATTATTCAAAAGGTTTGTTTTATATTTGGTGCATCAATAAGGGGTAACCCATTAAAAACAACAGAAAAATGAAAACCAAAGTAAACTTTAAAGAATTGACAGACAAGATTAATGCTGGAAGTTGGGATGCTGAATATTGCCATCCTGACAAGTGGTCAAGTCAAGACATAGACAACTGCATTCGAAGCATCGAATCTTGGTTGTTTAGTGAAGATGAAATCGAAGCAGCTTACCGAAAGTGGGAAGACGAGTTTGAAGCAGACGAAACCATAAACGTTGTACAATGGATTTCTCACGACTTAGCTGTTTACGCTTTGGAGCAGATAGTCTTGAATGAATTTTATTATCCTGAGTCAGCCACGTTTAACTGCATAATTGACTAAGCTATGAACCACTTAACCTTCCAAGAGAGAGTACTCCACGACAAGACTATACCAGCGTTTGTTCGGTTGGTCGCGAGTAAAGCACTCAACGACTTACGCAAATTAGGCACTACAACAATTAGAGTTGAGCCTTTCGAGTTTTGGCAACTGGTCAAGCACTCAAGTGCAGAGCCTATCAAGTCAGGAATGTACACCTTCATTCGAGTAGTCAACGACAATAATTATGTTGACATTCAAACTTTAAATTCGTAAATTCAATTTTTAATAATCATCAAAAACAGAACGATGAATCAAACACAGAAAGAGAGGTTACAACACCTCGCAACCGAGAACGGTCTAAACAAAGACCACTTCTTTAAAAGTCCTCAAGGGTTCGTAATAATAACCCGACAAGGCATTGAGCGCATACAAGCGCACAAGGGCATCCGAGTTACCTACGATGTGGTCAGCTTATCCGATGACCTCAAGCACGTAGTTATCAAAGCCACAGGAGAGATGTCTAACGGCAACGGCTTACCTATTCAGATGGAAACATTCGGAGAGTCGGCACCTGACAACACACGCCAAAAGTACCCAGTTGCAATGGCTGAGAAACGAGCACTTTCAAGAGTGGTTTTAAAACTCTCAGGTCTTTACGAAGTCGGAGTATTTGGCGAAGATGAATCGGACGACTTTAAACGAGCGTAAGATGGAAGATATATTCGAATCAATTAGCGACAATCAGCAAAGGACTGACGAATGGCACAAGCAACGAATGGGGAAGTTTACAGCTTCCCGCTTTGGGGACTTGATGACCAACGGTCGAAAGAAAGACGAAGTTCTTGGACAGACCGCCATCAGCTACATCTACGAGAAGGCTGCGGAACTTCTAACGGGAGAACGCAAGGAAATCTTCGGTACTGCACTTGATTGGGGCAACGAATACGAGCCGATATGCAAGGCATACTACTCAGAACTCAGAGGAGTAACGATTGAGGAAATGCCGTTTGTTGAGATTAACGAATACTCAGGTGCAAGTCCTGATGGTATGGTAGATGGCGAACTTATCGAAATCAAGTGTCCATACAACACCGCTAATCATCTCAAGACAGCTTTCGAGGGTTATATCGACCCAAAGTATGTTTGGCAGATGCAAGGGCAAATGTTAGCAACTGGAGCGTTAGCTTGTCGGTTTATTTCATTCGACCCACGAATTAAAGACGAACGCTTCAAACTCATCGAAATCAGAGTAGAAGCAGACCTTGAGATGCAAGAACAACTCCGCGAACGATTAGCGTTTGCAAATGATTACCTTCGTAAACTATTGGAGCAATGAGGGCAATAAAGTTTAGAGGACTATCACTAAAAGATAGCACTTGGGTTTACGGTTGTTTAGTTTATTCAGAAGCAAACGCTCCATTTGCTAAACACGTAGATTATGCCGAGATAATAACAACTAACGGAGAAACAACAGAAGTTTGGGTTGCTACGGTTGGTCAATTTACTGGGCTTCAAGATGTAGATGGAAAGGACATTTACGAAGGTGATATTGTTGCTCCTACCAAATTCAAAGATAAGCCTAACGATGTCGAGTATATCAGTAATGGGTTCTACAGAACAAAACAACATAAGGGACAGAAATATTTGAATCCTTTAGGTAGTTGCGAAGTAAAAGTTGTTGGTGATGCTTATACCGACACGTATTAATAAGTAACCTTTTAAACTCTAAATAATGGAAAACAAAGTGATTTTCGTGGATGGCTTGAACGTCTACACACCGAACAGTAACGCTCCTGATTGGATTAAAGCCGATATGGTTATCAACCCGACCAAGCTGGTAAAGTGGTTGGAGCAAAATGACCAGTATCTCAAAGAAGGCAAACACGGTCTTGAGATTAGACTTCAAGTAAAGCAGTCAGCGCAAGGGAAATTATACGCTTCGGTTGACACCTACGAGCCAAAAATTAAGGAAGAGGTAACTTCTAAACAAACAGTAGTTGAAGAAGAAGGCGACCTTCCTTTTTGAAACGGCATACTAAGATTTATTTGCAAGGGATGGGGTTCGATGACACGGACTTCATTCCTTGTGAAGTTTGTGGGAGTAAGGCTCAAGACATACACCACATTGAGCCGAGAGGAATGGGCGGCAGAAAAAGCAAGGACGTTTTCGAAAACCTTGTAGCACTCTGTCGAAGTTGCCATTATGAAGCAGACTTCGGAACTAAATTTCCAAAGGACAAACTCAGAGATATAATTGAGACGAGCCGCAAAAGTCGATAGCAACCAAAAAGAAATAGTAGCCGCTCTACGTAATAGTGGAGCGGTTGTGTTTCATTTACACACTATCAAAAACCTATTCGATTTACTCGTAGCGTATAACGGTAAGGTTTATTGCGTGGAGGTCAAAGATGGAAGCCTTACGCCCAGTAAGCGTAAATTAACGGATGGTGAATTAGAATGTAAGCGAAAACTTGAAAGCGTTGGCGTTACATACCACGTAGTAAATAGCGTTTCTGAAGCGTTGCAACTGATTAAATAAAAAAATTTGTGTTAGTGTTTTGAATATTCAAAAGAATAGTATTATATTTGACGTATCATTAACGGGGTAACCCACTAAAAAAAACAGAGATGAATAAGCAAGAATTAAAAAAGCAAATTGAAAAACTGGCAAAAGAAGAAGGTGTTTCTTTTTTATCAGCGTGTTCGGCAATGCAGTCTGCATCAGCAGTAATGGGAAATGAAAAAGTCATTTCAGTGATTGCAGAATTAAAGCAAGAGTCAGACGAATACAAAAAAATGTTTTTATAATCAAACGGGGCAACCATAAGAACGCCCCACAAACAAAACAGAAATGAAAACACCAGATTTTTACAGAGTACAATGGAACGGATACAACGTAGAGGTAAACGCCTATGTTGACCACGATGATGTTGAGTTAGATTCTTTGGACTTTGAGGATGAAAATGGCAATGAACCTAGTAACTTAGAACTATTGTTAAGCCTAACACCTTCACGCGGTAATGCGGTTAAAAACCCGATAGATGAAATTGAAGACTTAGTTCGAACGGCTGACGCTGAAAAAAGGCAAGAAATAGCTGATGGAACTTATTACTCTAGTTGTGATTAGTACAACTGAAAAGTATAACACAAGTAAAACGAACGGATATGAAAATTGAATTTAAAGACGTGCCAAGAATACCAAGAAAGATGAAAAAGCAAATGAAGAAAGAAAACAGATACACAACTAAAACCGAATACATAGAGAACTACAAAGAACGAATATCTATGATTCAAGTAGGGGTTGAGTGAGTGTATTTGTGTTATACAATGTTGTAAAATCGTTTTAATGTTTTACAACTACTCACTAAGCGTAACGACAAATTTGTCCTATGATTGAAACCGTTGATATTTTGAATATTCAAAAGAATAACTACATTTGATAAACTTTAAGAAATGATTAAACTACCAAAAATCGAAGACGTAGAAGCGGAAGCGTCAAAGAAACAAATAACCGCCTACCGTATCGCAAAAGATACGGGCTTATCTACGCAAACCGTTTACGCTTACTTTAAAGGCGAGAGGGTCAGCGTAAGAACTCAGGAATTGATTATTAACTACATTAACAATCGAATCAAGATTTTGGACTGGTGGGATAATTTAAAGCCAGAGAAAAAACACGAATTGACAGAATTTTGGTTAGATGCAAAAGGTAAAAAGTCAAAGTCTATTCATTATGCAGATTTATCAGATGAGCAAATAGTAGATGTGCACAAGAATATAGTAAACTACATTAACAAAAACTGAAATGAGTTACTACAACACCAACAGCGAAATCGGGACAGAACTGAAGAAGTCCCAAGAAAAAGCAAAGAGCCAAGACGAACTTGTCTTGTTGTTCTTCAAAAACCACGACCAGCTTGGAGTAACTCCTGAGCGAGTTCTGCGGCACTTTCAAATATTAGAGCCACTATCATCCGACAAGTGGGCAAAGACACCTCTGACATCAATCAGAAGGTCGTTCAGTAACCTCCACAAGCGAGGTTTAATCGAGAAGACTGGAAGAAAGATTGAAGGAGATTTTGGTAAACAAATAAATGTTTGGAAGCTATGCAAGTGAGACTTACAGAAGAACTACAACAAGAGTTATTGGATGCGCTTGACCTTGCGAACGCTTATACTGGGTTGGAAGTTGACCATCTCAAGAATGTAATTAACGGTCAGGTAGATTACTACTTCTTGGATGAGCGAATTACGAAAATCATCAACCGAGTTTGCAAAGCTACTGGGTTTAGTTACGATATTCTGAAGTCTAAAAACCGCAGCATCGACATCAGCACGGCACGGCAGTACGCCATTTGGCGAATCCATAAAGAGGTTTATGGAATGGGTTACTCACTTGCGGCAATCGGCAAGTTGTTTGAACGCAACCATTCAACGGTACTGCACACAGTTAAAGCCATTAATGAACTTAAAGATGTTCACGACTTTCTATTCATTAAAATAAATAAGAGATATGAAGAGCTGGAAAGTAAGAGTGCTTGATTTTGTTATGATAATGTTCGGATATGTCCGAGAAAAATGATTTCCAAGTGGCGCAATTTTGTATATTTGCTACTCACTAATTAACGCCTGACAAGCGTTTATCTGAAACTCGAAGAAATGAAGAAACTATTTTACGGGGTTAAAACAAACGGACAGCTACTTCGAGGGCTGAACGGGAGGGGCGCAGTCAACGCCAACCCCTTTCTTTTATTATGAACGGTTACGAATTATCACGCAACTGGTTTGATTGGTGCTTCGAGAATCCTGAGAAGATAAAGCCAAATCACACGGCTCTATATTTCTTTGCAGTTGAGCATTGCAACAGATTAGGATGGAAGAAGAAGTACGGAATGCCTACAACAATGGCGATGGAGGCTATCGGAATCAAGTCTTACAACACCTACATAAACACATTAAACGATTTGGTTGATTGGGGTTTTATAGAAATGGTTCAAAGGTCAAAAAATCAATACTCTGCAAACATAGTTGCCCTATCAAATTTTGATAAAGCACTTAATAAAGCACTTGATAAAGCATTGATAAAGCACACGTCAAAGCAAAGTGAAAGCATTGATAGTATAGATAAACAAGAAACAAGTAAACAAATAAACAATGAACAGAAACCACCATCGCTTGAAGAAGTAATTTTGTATTTTGACGAAAATGGCTACACGAAGGAGTCTGCAACCAAGATGTTTGAATACTATGAGGAAAGCAGAAAGCCACGCGGCAGAGTTTGGAAGGATGGCAGAGGAAACACCGTTAAGAATTGGAAACAGAAAGCAAGGTCAGTTTGGTTCAAAGACGATAATCTCAAGAAGAACCAAGAGTATGATTTTAAGAACTTTGAAAACGTAGAATACCCGTGAGAATAGACGACTACATTAGCATAATTGAGAAGGGGCAAGATGCTCGTTACCAGCTTAGAAAGTACAAAGATGAGAATTTCCAAAACGCAAGGGTATCATTTGAGAAGTGCTGCCGTTACGTTCTTCCTAAGTGGCAAGACAAACACCCGGAATTGACAGACCAGATTGTTAGATACGCTCTTCAGTTAGATTCCTTCAATGGGGACACCGACAAAGGTCTGATTCTGATGGGTTCTACTGGGGTCGGAAAAACGGTCTATTTGAAATCACTCAGCTTGTTTATGGGCTATACTCAAAAGTTCAAGTTTAAAATCTACACTGGGTTTGAGATGGAACGCATCTACCAAGCAGAAGGCGAAGAATTATTCAGTTTAGAAACAGCAATGAAATCCAAGATGTTTGCCATTGATGACATCGGAGAGGAACACTCTACGATTAAACGCTACGGCACAGAGATAAATGTAGGAGTTGATGCGTTGACCCAGCGACACCAGCTATACACGAACAAGGGTTTCCTGACATTTGCCACGACCAACCTCAACGCTGATATGATTGGCAAGAAGTACGGGAAAAGAATCGAATCACGCATTTATGAAATGTTTAACTTTATCGGAGTGAAAGGAGAAGACCTTAGAAAGTGATGGATAATTTTGCATAACGGAGAAATATAAAAACTTCATTACAATGAATGAACTAATAGTATATTACGAGCGAAAATTAAAAGCTATTCAACCAATGATTGAAAGTGCAAAGTTTGACGAAGATACTGAACGAGAAATAAGGCTAAGAACTAAAGCGAGTTGCTACCGAACTTTCTTATCAGAAATAAAGCAGCAATGCAATATAGCTAATGTTGTAGGGCAAAGCGAACAGTTGTGCCAGTGCGGAAAGAAAGAAGATAGTAGATACTCGCCGTGTTGCAGCTTAGAACATTGGCACGATAAATTTTTATAGGTACGGTATGAAACCAAGAGAAAAAGCATTGAAATGAACGAAACGGAAATAATAGCAATAAAGTCGATAGTGTACGCTCAGGCATTTATCGACACGCTTGACCAGTTCGAGGGAACTAACGCCTATCGACAGCGTTTAAAACAGAAGGCTAAACAATTCAAAGCGGAGGTTGATAAGTTCTTAGATGCGGCTTACTGTGGAGGAGAAACCGAGTCGAATGTAATAGCATTACTTGAGAGATGCGAAAGCCAAATAGAGGAAGTTATTAACAAAGAAGTAGAGGTGGTTGATTAATTGTTACTTTTAAGACCGTGAAAGAACAAGCGGCAATCGACCTACTATCTGACCAAGAGTTACACGAACTCGCGCAGAAGCTATGCAATTGCCCTGATGACCTTATCCAAGAGGTAGTTCTTCTTCTGCTGGAGATGCCCGAAGAAAAGTGGAAACAGATAAACGAAGGCGGCTATCTTAGGTTCTACGTAGTGAGGACGATGATGACAATGGCTACCAGTAAACGCTCCAGTTTCTCGAAGTTATACGACCTCCACAACCATAAGAAGGTAGACCACGAGCGAGAAGATTACGACTGGGAAAAAGAAGACGACATTGCACTTTTGGAAACCCTGATGGAAGAACTACATTGGTACGATAAGGAGGTTTTGAAATTATGGCTGAATGAGGGCAGCTACCGAAAGGTCGGCAAGAAGGTCGACATACCTTACAAGTCGATAGGAAACACCGTAAACAAAGCACTTGACCAATTAAGAGACAACTACTATGCTATACATCTTGAGCGCATTATCCGCGAGCGTTTCCGCTTACCTTTGGATTGAGGTATTCGCCATTGACCTACTTCTGAAAAAGTGGTTAGGTATGGACGAAAGCTATTCATTCAAGCCGTTAGACTGCCGACTTTGTATGTCGTTTTGGTTCGGTGTTGCGATGTGCTGCTTTCATACTCCTGAGGCTCTTCTTTATGTGCCTTTGATGAGTGTATTATTTGAACGTTTAATGTGGAGATTTGAGATATGATGGACAAAAATGATATTTTGCTATTTATAGCTGAGAGGCTCGAACAAATTACGATGATGGAACAAGGGCGTTACTCGGGACGGATAACAAGAGAAGAGCAGAAACTCTACCAAGAAGCGTGGAGTTACATCGACCCGAAAGCGAAGGTCTGTTTCACTTGTGGAAGAACTCCTCAGTTGATGAGTGTTGCACTTTTAAACTTTTACCAATCGCAGCAAGAACAAGCTGAAAAGGAGAAACCAAAAAGGAAGCGGAGAAAGCGGGGGTCGCAATTGAAATCAAAAGAAGGTTGAAGAAGTGAAATTCAACAACGACTTTCGACACGACTTAGAAATCGGACAACTCGGAGAGAAGCTACTGGCGGACATCTTAGAGAAGCGAACCATTGAAGTAAAGAAGGACTTGAAAGCAATGCAAACGGGTAACGTGTTTATCGAGTACTCTTCACGAGGTAAGCGTTCTGGGCTTTCAACTTCTCAAGCTGACTGGTGGGCGTTGATATTTTCGGATGAGGTTATTAAATTAGTGAAGACTGAATTTTTAAAAGAACTCTGCCGACCGTACATAGGAACTAAACGAGACGTTAAAGGCGGAGACAACGACACGAGCAAAGGAATACTTTTACCAATCTCAGAAATATGAGACAGAACAAGCAACACGAGAATTACGGGCTGTACATCACGCAGAACACCTATCAAATGAAATGGTACTGTTTTAATCGTGAAGCGGCAGACGATTACTGGAACGGAAAACCTTGCAAGAAAGCCGTAGGAGATACACAACAAGAAGCACTTTCAAACTACAAGAATGGAAAGTTTTGTGATGAATATTGAGAACAAGCACATCACGGAGTTGATTCCAGCACCTTACAATCCGCGTACAAGCACGGAGAAGCAAGGCAAGCACTTAATGGAATCGCTCAAGAAGTACGGAATAGTTGAGCCAATAGTGTGGAACAAAAGAACGGGTTACATCGTAGGAGGACACTTCCGAGTGCGACAACTTCAAGAAATGGGTGTTACAGAAGTGCCTTGTGTTGTTGTTGATTTGAGCGATGAGGACGAAAGAGAATTGAACATTAGATTGAACGCAAACACAGGCTCGTTTAATTGGGATGATTTGGCTAATGAATGGGACTACCAACTCTTAAATGATTGGGGACTCGTAACTCCTGACAATTGGGTAGATAAAGAAGAAGAGCCGAAGGCAACCGAACCAAAAGAGGTTTGTCCAGCTTGTGGAAAGTAACAGCAGAGTAACAGCACAATGGCAGCAAAGGACATAGAGGAACATCAGTTCAAGAAAGGACAGAGTGGAAACCCTAAAGGGCGACCGAAGAACGTGGAAACTCTGCTGAAGGAACACTTCTTGGATGAGCATAACGTCAAGCTGTCGAAGTCTCAGGTGCAAGACATCATCAAGAACGTACTCGGTAAGTCCCGGTCAGAGTTGGTGGAGCTGGCAAAGAATGACGAGTTGCCTTTTTGGATTGCTCTAATAGCAAAGAAAGCTCAAAGGGACTACGAGAAGGGAAGCATCCACATTCTCGATGTTCTATTTGACAGGGTCTACGGTAAACCGAAAGAGGAGGTAGAGCAGACCGTTAACGGTGGCAAGCCTGACCGCATAGACATTATTATCCACGAGCCAAAGGATGACAATTGAGGGAACGAGAGTTTTTCGCAAACTATGGAACGCCCTTAATGATAAATCCATTCGGGGAATTGTGCTGGAAGGTGGAAGCCGTTCCTCGAAAACGTGGAGCATCTGCCAAGCCATCTACCTTACGGGACTACAAGAACCGAAGAGAATTGCAATTGCGAGGTTTAGGCGGACTTGGATTAAACCGACCGTGCTCGACACGTTCAAGAAGGTACTACAAAGCCTTGAGGTATGGGAAGAGGATGCGTTCAATAAGACCGATTTAATTTACTCCGCTCACGGCTCTACATTTGAGTTCTACGGACTTGACGATAGTCAGAAGCTGCACGGTATCGAAACAGACTACTTTTGGCTCAACGAGGCGATTGAAACAAGCAAGGACGACTTCGACCAATTAGAGCAGCGTTGCAAGGGCAAGTGGATTCTTGACTACAACCCCTCCACCGATGAGCATTGGATTTACGACAACGTACTGAAACGGGACGATGTGGTGCTTATACATTCCACAATGCTGGACAACACATTCTTAGACCAGCACATCCGGGACAAAATTAACAGCTACGAACCAACTCCTGAGAACGTATCACGAGGAACGGCAGATGAGTACAAGTGGAAGGTATACGGATTAGGTCAGAGGTCAAGAAGAGAAGGAGCGATATACGAGAACTGGCAAGAAACAAAAGAGTTTCCAACGGGTTACAAGTGGAAAGCCTACGGACTCGACTTCGGGTTTACAAACGACCCGACTGCATTGGTGGAGGTTATCTACCAAGAGGGCAAACTGTGGGTTAAGGAGTTGCTTTATGAATCAGGTTTGACAAACGCAGACATTGCGAGGAAGTGCGGACTTCAGCGAAGTGATGAGATAATAGCCGACTCGGCAGAACCGAAGAGCATCGAGGAAATAAGAAGGGCTGGTTTCAGAATCCGACCCGTTGCCAAAGGTCAGGACTCGGTAAGGTCAGGCATCGACAAGCTGAAGTCGGTGCAGATAATGGTACACCAAGACTCGGTCAACATCATTCGAGAACTCCGTAACTACGCTTGGAAGAGAGATTACAAAACCAACGCAGTAACGAACCAACCCGAAGACGATAACAACCACGCACTTGATGCTCTGAGATATGTGGCAATGGAGAAGCTGAAGGCTAACGCTGGCAAGTACACTATTCGGTAATGTGCGGAATAACGCACTTTGGGAATCGCGAATCGCGAATTGAGATAGAATTGCGTTCAATAGTGCGGTTAATCACACTATTCGGTAGATGGCATTTATGGCACTAATGGCACAAAGAGATTTTCGAAATGCCACTAATGCCACTTGTGCCAAGTGCCAACTAAATTATTTTTACCTAAATGTTGTGAGTATTCAAAAGAGTTGTATATTTGAGCATTCATTTAAAGAAACAGAA